CCGAAGAAGCACGCTCGCCCATACACATCGCGGTTGCTCAGGCGCTCGCGCTCGTCGATGCCTTTCAGGCGCACGGTGAAGTCGTGCTGCCAGGTGCTGGCATCGATGGTGATGCCGGTCAGTTCCTGGGCGCCGCTGTATTCCACCAGGATGTTGCGGGTGACGTTGTTGCCGATCTGCAGCGGCGGGATGTTGCGCCGTTTCTGCTGCAGCGGCAGGTAGGCCACGGCGAACAGCACGCCCTCGGCGCTTTCCAGGCCCATCCAGTTCCAGTCGAAGTCGCCGATGTCGCTGCCCAGCATCGAGCTGTAGACGACCTGGTTGGGGTTCACGTAGCCGCTGTTGCCCGCCGGGATGTCGTAGCTGTGCACGATCTGGCTGGCCGGCGGCTTGGTCGCGGCGCGGTCGATTGGCGTGTTCGGGTCGAGCCCGGGTACATGGGCGTAGATGAAACGGGTGATCTGCAGGACTTCTTTGGCCCCCTGCTTCTGGGCGATCAGGCTTTCGCCCGCGAAAGTGATTCTGGCCACGGCGGACTCCTAAAGCGTGGCGACCAACGTCTGCTGGTCGTCGTTGAATTGGGCTGCGCCAATGCGCAGGGTCACGGGGGTGATGCTGATGAAGTCGTAGCGGCGGCAGGTCCGGCCGTACTGCTGGATCAGCACCCGCAGCAGCTCGGGGTTCTCCGACAGCTGCGAGTCGGAAAGGCGCAGCAGGACCACGTCCCAGTCGCGGCCGGCCAGGCGTTCGTCGATCTCGACATAGCCCACGCCGAGCCGGCGCAGGATGCGCTTGAGCCCCGCGGTGCTGCCGGCATCGACCGCGTTGATGAAGGCGAACTTCACCCGCAGCCGGTACAGGCGTTCCGGTTCGTCCTTGAAGCGAGTGATGTCCCGCTGCCAGGCGAGCAGGTCCAGCACGGTGAGGTGGCAGGTCTCGGCGTCCATCTGCAGCAGCGGCCAGNGCAGCCACTCGGTCACCCTGGCCCACCAGGCTTGGGCGGCGTCCTTGAGCTTGGTCAGTTCGGTGCCGGCGAGCCAGAACGGCAGTTTCAGCGGGCTCATACCAGGTCCACCCGCAGGTTGGCGATGCGCGCGATNCTCAGCTGCGAGACGATGTCCTCGCTGGCGAAATGCAGCGACTCGATGTCGGCGAAGGCCTGGTGCAGTTCCTCGGCCAGGCGGCTGAAGGAGAACCGCGACTGTGGGTAAGTCAGCGTCGGCCGATAGTCGCTGGCCGTGCTTTCGCGAAACGCCGCNCGGATGAACTGGGTGATGCCCTGCTGCAACTCTTCGCGCCGTTTCGCCGTCAGGTTCGCCCGCGGCCAGACCGTCAACGCGATGTCGTGGCGCGTCTCGGGCATGACCATCACCAGCAGGTCGTCGCCGTGACCGTGGTTGCCTTGGTCGCGCACATGGGCGTTGATCTGCTCCAGATACGCCTGCGCCGGCACGTCGGCGTCGAACAGCACGTAGGCGTTGGCGCTGCCCGGACCACGCGGTGCGTCGTGGAGGAAGTACACGCCATCGGGGCGCACCCCCGGGAAGGCGGCGATCATGGCGCGGTAGACCGCGTCGGTGTGCCATTGGTTGACCGCGCTGAACTGGTTGCGGGTGCGCAGGCGCAACTGGTCGTCGGGCTCGGGGTCGGCCCCGGGCGAGNTCATCCAGCCGTCGGCATTGACCACCTGGACAATCCCCGGCACCGGCTCGGGCAGGATGGCGTAGTAACCGGGCGCCAGGTTGTAGCCGCTGCCGACCTGCTGCGCCTGGACCTTGACCGACTGTTGCAGGCGGCCGTCGGGGAACACAGCATCCTCGACCGTCACCAGCTGGTAGACGTGGCCGTTGATCGCGGCGGATTGCACCACGACGCCGGCGCGCATCAGCAGCTCGCCGGCGCTGTTTTCACGGGTGAACAACAGCTGGCCCTGGGCCTTGGTCGCGCCTTTGCGCTCGACGTTCACCGCCCAGGCCAGGCTGTCCAGCCAGGCGCCGCTGGCCGTCTTGACGAAGAAGTTGGGCAGCACGGTGTCNCTGATGAAACCGACCAGCCACAGCACCGGCTTGGTCACCAGCGCCGTCACCACGCGCCAGAATGGCGAGTAGGCGCTGGTGTTGCTGAGCTTGCTGCCCTGGGCGGCCACTTCGGCCTCCCAGGCCTGGTGCAGGGCCGCCTCAGTGGTGGGAATGCCGGCGTCGGCCAGCACCTTGCGAAAGTCCAAGTCGCTCACAGGTATACCTCGATGTCACCGAATTTCAGGGTTTTCGCCGTGACCAGGTAACGGCCCGGATGCTCTTCCAGGACGCGCGCGGTACCCGGCAGCAGGCGCTCGTCGTCCTCCACCAGCAGCTCCAGTTGCAGGATGCAGTCGGCCTGGCGCTGGCGGCTGCGCTCGGCCACCAGGGTCACCAGCAGGCCGCTGTCGCGGATCATGTGGGCGATGTCCTGGGCGATGCTGGCCCGGTCCTCGATCAGCAGCGGTTGGTGGGAAAGGTCCAGGACCAGGTCGTTGTCGTGGATCAGCAGGTCGATGTAGTCGCTCATCAGCCCACCGCCATTGCCATCATCTGTTCCAGCTCCAGCGGGTTGATGGCCTTGCTGGTGTTGATCTCCACCTTCTCGACATGCATGCGCCGGTCCTGCGCCTGGGTGGTGTTCTGGATCTGGGTCATCAGGCCTCCCTGGGGAACGCTCGTCGGGCTGGCCGGCGAGAGGTTGAGTGCGGTCTGGGTCATGCGCTGGCGCTGCTGCTCGAGTTGCTCGACCGGCGCGCTGGCCATGCTGGGGGCGAGGGCAGCGGGTGCCATCGAAGCCGTGTGTGGCGCTGGTGATGGCACCTGCATCAGGGTCTTGAGCAGTGGCTGCGTGCTGCTCATGGGCAGTACGCCGATCGGTGCGACCTGGCTGGCAAGCCCTGGCACCTTGGGTGCTTCCGGCAGATCGGCGAACGAGGTCTCGATGTTGACGCCCGGGATCTTGTTCAACCACTCGATCACCTGGTCGAGTGAACTGCGCAAGATCTTGACGATGCCGTCCCAGGCCGCCTTGGCCATGCCGGTCCAGCCCCCCATGTCGGTGAACCACTTGCTCAGTGCGTCCAGCTGTGCGCTGACCCACTGGAAGGCGGCGCTGTCCAGGAACGCGGCCTTGAGCTCGTCCCAGTAGGCAATGACCAGGACCACGGCAGCGACCAACGCGATGATGCCCGCGATGATGAGGATGATCGGGTTGGCCAGGAGTGCGGCGTTCACCAGCCAGAGCGCGCCTTGCCAGGCAAGGGTGGCGAGCCTCACGATCCCCATCCAGGCGTACATGGCGATCAGGCTTGTCAGGAAGATCGACAGCACCAAGGCGTGCCGGAGGAACATGAAGATGCTCTTCAAACCGGTCATGTTGAGCAGGGCCCAGGCGGCCTGTGNCCCCAGCATGGCTATCCGGGCCAGTCCGCTCAGCACTGCAAGCGCGGTCAGCGCGGCGCTGGTGCCAAGGATCGCCAGGGTGGCGATGGCGATCACCCGGGTGATGTTGGGAAACAGCTTGATCCAGCGGACCAGGGTCTGGGCGATCTCGACCAGGCGTGTCATCAGCGGTTGCAGGATGGGAATCAGCGCCTGGCCGAAGGCGATACGCAGCGCTTTCACGGCAGCCCCGAACTGCTGCCAGGGGTCGACCATGGCCTTGGCCATCTGTTCGGCCTGTTCCAGGCCGCGTACCTGGCCGAGTTTGTCGATGCCGTTCTTCAGGCGGTCGGTGTCCTGGGCCAGGGCACCGATGAGCTGGGCCGCCTCACCGCCGAAGGCCTCGGTGATCTTGGCGTTGGCCGCCGCGCCGCGCAGGTCGCCGAACTTGCCCTGCAGCTTGGCCAGGATGTCGAGCATCGGCAGGACCTTGCCATGAGCATCGGTGAACTTCATGCCGAGCTTGTCCGAGGCGTCCTCGATGTTCTCGAAGAAGGCCTTGTAAAGCCCGCCGGCCGCGCTGCCGTCCATGCTGCCGGACAGGCTGCCGATCACGGCCATCTGCTCGGCCAGGCCGATGCCGGCGGCGGAGGCCTGGGCACCGGCCTCCTTGAAGCCATCCTTCATCTGTTCGCCGCTGGTGCGGAACAGCTGGACCGCCAGGGCGGTCTGCCCGCCCAGGATCTTGACCCATTGGCCCTTGCCCATGGCGTCGGCCTGCTGCTTCCGCAGGTTGTACATCGTGCCGACATACTCGGCCATCACGCCCTGGTCGGACTTGGTGGCCTTGGCCAGCACGCTGCTGGCGTAGGTGAACGTGGCCAGCTGGGAGCCGGACAGACCTTTGATCGCGCCCTCGATCTTGTACGCCGAGGCGACGAAGTCCCGGGCGTTCTCGCCATAGGCGATGGAGAACATCAGGGCTTTCTTGTTCAAGGCCTCCAGGGCGTCCTCGGCCACGCCGAGCGAGCGTACATCCCCAAGGGCACGGTTCATTTCCAGGGCGGGCTCAAGGAAGGTGCCAAAGCTGCCGGCAGAGCTTTGCAGCTTCTGCGTGCCCTCGCTGATCTGCTTGATGGCGGCCTGGCTTTTTTCGCTCAGATTGTTGAACCCTTGGGTCATCCTCGCCAGCGGCGCGGTGACTTTGTCGGTCAGCGACAGGATGAAATCCAGCCGGCTGGTTGCGTTGTTCGCGCTCATGGGATGTCAGCCTCCATTGAATGCACGGGCGATGCCGTTGGCGATGGCGATTTCCATTCGCCGCCAGTGCTCGTCCTCNAGCCACTTGGCCGTGCCCAGGTTCTCGGGCGTGGNCGGCGCACCGGGCAGCCAGCGTTCGGCCAGGGCCAGCAGNTGGCCCAGGCCGTCCTCGGTCAGTCGCTCTGCGTGGCCGAGCGCTTTTTTACGGTGACTTCCACGGTCGGGGCGTACTCCTCGACCAGGGCGCCGGCCAGCTGGATCACGGTCATCGGGTTGGCCAGCAGCGGCTTGAGCTGGTCCTTGTGCTCGGGTTTCACGGCGGTGACCAGCAGGTTGTTGGCCGGGGCGACCTTGTTGGAGGGGGTCAGGGCGTTGATGTACTTGGTCATCAGCGCCGGATCGATGGCGAAGTCCAGGGACAGGTCGCCGACTTCCAGGGTGATTTCGGTGCGTTGGGTCATGGGGTACTACTCCATTGGAATACGGGAATCGAAAAGAACGTGGCGGGCGCTGTGTTCAGCGGCCGCGCTCGTGAAGCTGTTGGCAGGGAACGCAGCGGCGCATGCCGCCCAGGGCGCGGCGCGCCTCGGGGATATCGTCGCCGCAGTCCGTGCAGTGGGTAAGGCTGGGCCCAGTCGCCACGCGGCGGCCACGGACGGCGGCGATCGCCAGATCACGCCTGAGCTGTTCCAGGGCCTGGGCGCGGTCGAATGGGCACACCATCAGCTCAGGCCCTCGACCTCGGCGAAGGACAGGTACGGCACGCCGTTGACGTGGATGAAGTCCGGGCTGGTGACGTCGAACGGCAGCTTGTGCTTGGTCTTCTCGCCGCCCTTGGCGTCGATGTTGAGCAGGCTGGAGATCTTGAAGCGGCAGCCGAAGGCCTCGACGCGGATCTCGTCGGTGGGGGTCTTGGCATAGAACAGCTGGTCGAAGGTTCCCAGCTGACGGAAGCTGCCGGCCTTGGCGGCGGCTTCGATGATCAGGTTGAAGTTGCTGGTGTCCACCTCCAGCTCGCCGCTGGCGGNCACGTNGCCGGCGACCCAGCCGTCNGGCACACCCTTGGTGTGNGCCACGGCGCTGTTGTCGGTGATGTCGAGGGTTGCGCTCTCAACGTGGATCTTCAGGTCGCCCACGTTGATGTCGAAGTTCAAGCCACTGATCTTGGCCATGGGTTACTCCTGGTTGTCCTGGGAAAGGTCCAGCGCGATGTTCGCGGTGATGTCCTTGGGGCAGTTGTGCGGGCGGATGCGAATGAACACTTCCACCTGGGTGTGGCTTTTCCAGACGATGACCAGGTCGCCGTCGCGCGGNGGCTGGATTTCGCCGGGGAACACTTCGCCGGCGAATTTCACCGCCTTGGCCATCNGTCGCAGCGGCGCCATCAGCGCGCTGGTGTTGGCGGCCATGCTGGCGGGGCTGTTGTTCAGGCGACGGTCGCCGATGCGGCGGATCAGCAGCGGGCGGACCTGGCGGGCGGCCTTGTCGGCCAGGCGCAGGTATTCCAGGACCTGGAAGTCGCTGGCGGCGGTGTCGAGCATGTTGGCATCGCCCCAGTACACGCCCTCGTAGTCCGGGTAGGTCTGCGAGACGGAGAAGCGTGCCTTGTCCAGCTCGCTGCGTACCGCCGATGGCAGTGGCACGCCGTCCTTGTCCGCGGGCACCGCGCCCAGGCCCAGGACAGGGCCGCTGGCGACGCGCATCGGGGTATCGGCGATGCTCCAGGCGGCGTTGGCCANGCGCCCGGCGAGTACGCCCAGATCATTGCCGTGCAGCTGCGGCACCACCACGACGCGTGGCGCGGCGATACCGTCGGTGAGCGCCTTCTGCTCGAGCAGGTAGTCCGACCAGGTCACGGTCGGCAGGATGCCGGCGGACGCGGCGAGGACGAACGAACGCCGGCCGTAGCGGGCGTTCAGTTGTTCGGCGGCGGTGTGCATGGCCAGCAGTTCCGCGCCGGTGGTCGCCGGCTTGGTGATGACGATGCCTTCGACCGAGTAGCCGTGTTGCTGGGCATACTCCAGGGCGGTTGCCCAGTCGCCCTCGGCGCCGATTGGCGCGGCCAGGCAGGCCCAGCGGTCGCCGCCGTTGGCCCGGGCGGCGATCAGTTGGGTCTTCAGGTCGCTGGCGGCCACGCCCAGCTCATTGTCCAGGTCGCTGTCCGTGTTCAGGGTCAACAGCTTGCCGACGTTCTTGGCGGCGGGGCCGATGAAGAGGAAGTAGCGTTCGATCTCGGTCACGGCACCCTGGCCGAGGTTGAGATTGTTCACGCTGATTTTACCGAGTGCCATAGGTTGCCTCGTTAGCGGGGTGATTGAAGGGGTGTGCCAGGACCTG